GCGCCATTTCAGCCTATTCGGGATACTTCCTCGGAATTAACGAGGCTCAGTGGCTCAGCATTAATACATCCACTCCTCTCATACGTACACCCGCCGGTGCTGGAGTTTGGATATATAAGGGTCCTTCGAACAACCAGGTGGACCTTCAGTTTATGTCTGTCGCATCGGTCGGGACTCCGAGCGAACGCATGCGCATCACGACCGCGGGAAACGTCGGCATCGGGGTGACGAATCCCGGTGCCCAACTTCAAATAGGAGGTACAAATGTGACAGGTAACGTACTTCAGATTGGCAACTTCACGTTCCAAATGGTGAGTTATCAAGGTCTATTCGGTACAGGCACCGTCACGTACACACCAGTAGGCAATGGTATTTTCGTCGCTTATTTTGCCGGCGACGTCTTGATTTTCAGTAGCACAAACACGGCCGGTGTAGGAGGACAATACTCGTCTACAATTTCGTACCTTAATGCTGGATCTCTAACAGGAAACGTAGGTCTCGGTCAATTGTCTCTGAGCACGGCTCAAAACGGTGTTCTGACGGCGACATACAAAAATTCGGGTGATTACATGCGCGTGTTCCGCATGGCGTTTTAAAATCTACGTCTAAATTAATGGACTTTTGGGTCGATACGGAGACTCTCGTGATTCGCGCGTCAGGGCCCACGGGTTATGAATGTAGTTTTGAAGGTCAGGACGCTTGTGTCAAGGTGGTCGCCAACACAAACCAGCTCAAGGCCAAGGCTGTAAAAAATGCCGACGGATCATTTTCAATTATCGAAAACCCAGATCTGTCGGCACTTTATGTCGACCTCCGTGCTCGGCGCAGCAAGCTACTCGCAGAATCAGACTGGACCCAAAATAGAGATTGTGTCTTGCCCGTCGAAAAACAGGATGCGTGGGCCGCGTACCGCAAGGCGCTTCGCGACCTCCCGTCCAACACGCAAGACCCGACACAGGTCGTGTGGCCCACTCCACCAAGCTAAACTCTCAGTAAATACCAGTAAGAGATGTCTACGCGCCTCCTTTTCGTCGACTCGACAAACCGTGACGTCACCCTGTACCCATCAGGGTCCAGCTACACTTTACACTTGACCCGACCGATCCGGAACATAGAACGTGTTGACCTCGTGAGTGCTCGGGTCGGGAACAGTATGTATAACCTCACAAACGGTTCGAACGTCTTTGCATTCAACTCAAGTAACGTCTCTTTGAACCCAGGTTTCTACTCGGCATACACGCTCGCCCAGGACGTTTCTGCCCAAACAAGTTCACCAACGCTCACGTATGTTCAGGAAGAAGGCCACTATATCTTTTCATCCGGGTCTCTATTTACACTTCAAATTCAGTCCAGTGAGTTTGGAGCTATGGTCGGTCTTGAGAATGGCAAGACTTATACGGCCGCACTGGCAGGCTCCACAGACCCGACGTACGCAGGCAAATATATAGTACGTAGTACGACCCTCGTGGATTTCTCTCTGAACGATTACATTTACCTAGACATCGATGAGTTGCGAACCCCATTCAACGTGGATACAGGCGCTTTACAGGGAACGACGGGTACGATTAGCGGGTCGAACGCGAACCGATCCTTTGCACCCATCATCATGGATGTAGGGTCAGCCTGTATCAAGAATTTTCATGAAAATAAGGACTATCGAGTCTCTGTAGACTACCCTGAACCCATCAACTCACTCCAACGCCTTACTGTTCGGTGGGTCGACAAAAACGGGGACCTCCTTGATTTCCGAGGCTGGAACACAAACGCCTTTATTTTACGTCTCCACTTGACCCCAGACCCTGAACCCGTTTTACCACCTCCTCAGCCTTTAGAGGAGATACAAATCAAACGAATCGTGGAGGCGATGAAAATACAACCGCCTCCACCACCCGAACCAAAGAGGCGTTTTCACTGGTGGATCATAATACTTGTGATTTTGGGGGCTTTTGTCGCCTTTAAGACTTTTAAGGGACCCGGGGGCCAACTTGGACAAGTTGGACCTGGACTCCAAGCCCCTGGACTCCCTGCGGGGCCACGAGTCGTTCCACGACTCGGCTCTTAGGCCGTAACTGCATAGACCACATCGCTAGGCTCCTTGACCTTGATGTTACGAGCGACCGCCTTGATAACAAGGAAGACGACGATGGCCAGAAGGGTCGTGGCAAGGGCCGCAAAGAGGTCGCTCTGGGCGCTTCCGTTGGTCTTGACGACCTTCTCGACCATGGAGCGAACGGCGTGGAACCAGCTGATAGCTGCTGCGAACGTAAAACCCATGACGATCATATTGAGGGACTGAGCCTCGAGCTGGAGAGCGACTGAAGACACGACACCTGCCATTTATTATAGGTAAGCAAAAAAACTTTCTGAAGGGTCCCAGGGAACGGGCCCCGCCCGTTCCCGCCCGCTCGTCTTCTCTGAAGACTCCCAGGGGCGAGGAAGCTCTGCTTCCTCGCTGGGCCCCCCTTCAAGACTCGACCCTTTTTGAGGACCTTCGAACCCTTCTGGGGGGTCTTCCTCATCCTCAAAGTCCTCGAATTCGACGAAGCTCGAGTACTTTGGGTCTTCGTCCTCTTCGTCGGAGTCACTTGTTGTTGTAAAGAATGTATAGGTCATTCTCCTCTACCAAAAAAGGAGTTTTTGTCAACCGCGTTTTTCAACGCACGTTCTGAAGGGTTTTCAGGGATCCACGATGCCCACGTATCGGCACACTCATTCATTTTTAGGGCAGTTTCGTCGGGGCCTTCGTACTTGGTCCAGGGGTCCTCCTCGTCCCCCGAGTCCGGGTCGGAATCAGTGCCTGATTCCTCGTCCGACTCCTCGTAAATCTCAGGATACAAAGACCCTATATGCTTTCCCGTGACGTTACGAGCGGCATACATGAGCCCGTAACTCATGTCCTGGGCCGTAATACAGTTCCGTCCACACGCCTTTGTATAGTGTGCGGCCAGAACCGTCGCTGATTCCATGACGGGTAAGAAAAGGTCCATAGCCGCATTCTCAAGTTGGGACGTGTCCATGTCGCCGTCGCCTGTACGCATCATACGGGAAAAGAGAGGCAGGTCTCTAAGTGGAGCCGGGGGACTTAGAAAAAGTTCGAAAACGTCACTCGCCCTGAAGGTTCCAAAAAGTTGTACGATACAGCATAGACTCGAACGTTCACATTGGTCTGTGTTGGGTTCAGGGACAAATACAGAATTTGGTTCTTAATTATGGACAAGTTCACGGACCCTGTTGGTGAGTCCCCTTCTGGATCCAACGAAAAGGAGTACATGTAAAACAGACGGTCTGGAACACGGGTATGAAACTCGAGAGGTTGAATGATACGAAGGAACTGGGGCGTACCGACCCGAGGTTCGATACGGTCTGTCGTATTGAAATTCAATTGAAGAGCGTTGAGAAGGTCCGTGGTTCCAATCGTGCCCGAGCGGGCTGAGTCCGTTGCTGTGTTACTATAATCGTACCCTCGAGCCGAATCTTGTTGTAAAACGAAAAAGAGCTCTTTGACCGGGTTATAAAAGTTCAAGATACACTGAACGTTCGAAACTCCTTGAGGAATGAAAAATTCGTTCCTTTGAACTTGTTCGAAAATGCGGGGCCCGGGTCCAGGGGCCATAGGCCCCTGTCCACTCTGTCCTTGTAAAGAGCCTTGTGGACCTTGAGGGCCTTGGGGGACTTGAGGAACCTGCCCGGCCTGAGGGGCAGCCCCGAGTCCAGACCCCGGAGGGGTCTGTCCGATCCCCTTGATAAACCTAATCTCCGCCTCTGAAATGTACGTGTATTCGATACTGAGAGTCGCTGTGAACGTCCCCGTGTACTGAACTGGTGGCTGCGTGAAAAAGGTTGACGGGTTCCAGACGATACGAAACGTCACGTCATCCTTGATAGCACACAAAGGAAGACCTTTATCAAACAGGGAAAAAGGTAAAGGAACGTAATACGAGCCCAAAGGGACGTTTTGAAACTGAAGAGTCTTTCCGGTCAAAAACTTAAGAGCAGGCTGTTTCCCCTTTGGAATAGTTAAATCATACGTCATCTCTATGTATTCTCCGTAAAGACGCTCGACGAGCTCATAGCCTATGTACAGTTCGACATATTGGAACATGAGTGTCCCGACCGAGTCAAGGACTGTTCCAATGTTCGGGAACTGGACGAGCATATACATATTCGTGATGAGATCACCCTTTCGAGGAAGTATTCTGTGATTTTCAGACCCAAAAGTCACACTTTGCTCGTCGAATATAACCTGATCGACTCGTTGGGCAAACTGAGTCTGACCTGCGTACCGCTCGACGAAATATGTGACTTGTGGATCACCGCTCAGTGAAATGTCCTCTTGGCCCAAAAAGGACAAACTGGCACGACCGGCCATACTTATAAATCCACAGGATTTATTTGCGCCCGAAGGGCGCCCTTTAAAAACCTCCCTGGAACCTCTAGGGAACCTCTAGAACCCTTGAGAAACTCTGAGAAACCTGACGGACAGCACAACCAGGGGGAGCAAGGACCCCTAAAGGGGTCCGATCTTTGCAGTCCCCTAGTTGAACATGATTCCCGCAATTCCATTCTCGACCCGAAGGATATTTTGGGACGTTGCAAGAATCCGGAACGATTTTGCAGGCAAAAATGTACCAGCGATATTGAGTTCCAACATGACTTGACGAATACGCGAAAAGTTGATAGAGCCCGATGGGTTCCCCGCGCTTGGATTGGTCGAAAATGAGTACATGAAAAATTGACGACCGAACACTTGAGGCTGCGGAACTGGAGGTATCGAAAAGAAGTTTGTGTGATGATTGAAAGGTTCTATGGACCCGACGTAGGCTGTATCCGTGACGCGCGTCAAAAAGGCGTCTTCACCGTTGAACGTCAGACCCAAAGACAAGAGTCCGTTGTTCGAGTAGTCATAAGGCGCTTGAGAGACGGGCTGAATGACGAAAAAGAGTTCCTTGACGGGGTTTTTGAAAAAGAGTTCGAACACGGCGGTTGTGAACCCGGCTTGTAAATCAAACTGGTCATACTGGGTCTGTGTGATGATATAGTCAATCTGGTGACTCTGGAACCAATTAATTTCAGGATTGGAAAGGTACGCGTACTCCGTGATGATGGTGGCTTGGAGCGTCGGATTCGTAACCGTGAATGACGTCAAGTTTGAAAAGGGCCGGAACGTGACCCAGACTTCCACGTCTTGTCTATCGAGTGCGCAGATCGGAATGGACAGTTCGGGTGAACCGTAAAAATAAAAGGGTAAATTCACGTAGTACGTCCGGCCGGGAGGTCCGACGCTCGTTTGCGTATCGTATTTCCCCGTCAAAAGCTGAAGACCCGGTTGATTCTCGTACGTAACGTTCAATTCGTTCCAAATTTCTATATATTCACCCGTAATACTCTGAATCGTTTGACCACCGATCTTAAGGTCTGCATTCTGTATTAGGTACGTACCGACCGAGTCACAATACGAATAGTTGGTCAGTAAAGGGTTACTGAACTCGTTGGACGTGAGTGGATACACGACTAAAAAAGTACTGTCTTTCAAAAGGTTCGAGCTTGGTTGGTCCGTCTGTAACGTCACGGAGTACGACAAGGCATTATTTGTAATGTTAAAAGGGACCGATATCGTATAGGGCGGAGCGATACCCAAGTTCAAAGCAAAACTCTGAGCGTAGCCCGTCTGTGAATTTGAGATTGAAATTGATGTGACGAGGTTCGAACACGACAAAACACCGGTCAACATGTACGACATGGTATTTGCAAAGACCAAGGACCCATCACTCCCCGTGAAAATCATCGTCGAATTGGACGTGTTACTGAATTGTGTTCTAAAATTGAGTGTTGCTGGAAGGACCGTATTGTTATCCTTGGGTCTAAATATGATTCCGTTTTGGGGTAAAGAGTACGTCGGAGAGTCTCTGGGCGTCAGACCGACCTCTTGGAGGGTCACAAAGGAGTTTGAAATGACGATCGCAGGTCCTCGGGTCGAGGACAAGGTTACGTAGTAAGAAGCGAGGTTCGAGGCGACCAAAGGTAAAGAAAAAGCGTACGTCGGGTTTCGACCTTGGAGCGTCATATCGTACGAGTAAATCTTTGAAGTGGTACCTAAAATGTTACTCCATAGACCGACATTCGTCACGTAATTTTCCGGAACACCGGAAAGACTCAGAGACCCGGAAATGACGTACTGCGCGTTCGACGTGAATTTAAATTCAGAGTTTGTTTGGAGCGTCACGAGGTACTGGGACAAGGGCGCAACGTTTCCGTAAAACGGAATCTTCGTATCTGTGTTTCCCGGTAAATTTATGTTTGTGTTCAATTGGTACGTTTCATTGACGGGCCCTATGGAAAAGTACGTTCCCGGAAAAGCCGTCGTTCCCGTACTTTGGGCATAAAAGTAATAATATGCCGTCGTACTCGCGACGAGGATGGGAATGACCGTCGGTGAAGACGGGTCGGGCGATACTGTATAGTTGTACGAGCCTAGGAACGTCGGACCTCCTACGGGCGCGCCATCCACCGTGCCTGTTCCGTAACTCACGGACTGAATGGACCCGGACGTGAGATTGAACCCGGCCCGAATCGCATAGTACCCTGTACGTGAAAACTGAACACACCCTCCTGGTGTTACCGTGTACCGCTTGGTCAACACGTAGTTTGGTGTCCAGTACGCTCCGGATGCATTTGTGCTTGAAAAATTAATAAACTGAAGCCCAGACATGGGGTACCCATCGGGTTGCGTCACACTCAAGTACAGAGCCGGCAAGGGATCGACCGGAATACCTTGCGTCTGGACCCACCCAGCTTGTTGGAGATTGAAGTCTGGGGTCACTATACCCGACGTCGTGGCGTTATACACGAGGTTTCCGTAATTGTCTTGGGTCGAGTAATTGACGGGATCAAACCCCCAAAACACGCCCGAAAAAGCTGAAGTGGCCGGCTGATTCTGTTGGACGATAACGTTCGAAACTCCGGAAAACTGGAACGAGTTTGTACCCGGAACGTACGAAAGGTACGGAAGGAAATTAATGTCCCAGAGGTTCAAGGAGGCGGCGTTCGATGAATAGTACGAAAACCCGTAACTGGCTTGTAAAGGTCCGGTGATGGTTCCATTTGGGAGACCGAGCCAAAGAATAGGATAATTTGTATTGGACGGTGGGTTCGGCCATGTCCAATCGTTTCCGGGATTGTACAGAGCAGGGAGCGTTGCTTTGAGCGTTAGGCCCCGTATGAGGTCTCCTTTTGGTGGTATTCGACATATGGATGTTCCACCATACGTCACAATTTGATCGTTAAAAGCGATATCGTACGCCTCCAGGACAAAAGGCGTGTGTCTCTTGTACACGCCCGAAAAGTACGTCACCTGAGGAGACCCTGTGAGATATGCATCCTGTTGTCCAAGTGCCACAAGTTGTATGTACCCTGCGGACATCTCTCTAGTAAAGGGAAACATATTGTTTCGCGCCCATAGGGCGCTCCAAGGGGATCACGAGGGAGTCCATAGGACTCCCGCTCTCGGTCTCGGTTCGCGCTCCAGGCCACTTCCTATTTTGTTTCAAAATTGCAGGAAAGGAATGTCTTTGGCACTCCGAAAGTTCGACCCGTCCAAGATGGCTGATGATAAGGTCTGCGTCTTCATAGGAAAACGTGGAACGGGTAAATCGACACTCGTCACGGATATCCTGTGGCACAAGAAACACTTACCGGCCGGTATCGCCATGTCCGGAACCGAGGAGGGAAACGGGTACTATAAACAGTTTATTCCGGACCTCTTTGTTTTTGGAGACTATAACCGTGATGCCCTTGAACGGATCATCGATCGTCAAAAGAAACTCTTGGCTGTCGGTCGGTGTTCACCCGTCTTTGTCCTTATGGATGATTGTATGTACGACCGGTCTTTTATGAGGGACACAGCCATCCGCCAACTCTTTATGAATGGTCGACACTGGAAGATTTTCTTTATGATGACGACCCAGTACTGTATGGATATGACCCCTATGATCCGTACCAACGTGGACTATGTCTTTGCGCTCCGGGACAACGTCCGCCAGAATCGTGAGAACCTCTATAAAGCCTTTTTCGGTGTATTTCCAACCTTTGACCAGTTTTGTCAGGTCATGGACGCGTGTACCGAAAACTACGAGTGTTTGGTCTTGGATAACACTTCGAAAAGTAACCGTATCACAGATTGCGTGTTCTGGTACAAAGCACCCATCAGGAGGAACTTCCGGGTCGGATCCCCGTCGTTTTGGCAGTACCATCAAAGACACTATAACCCACGGGCCGCACAGAAACCAGCCCAACTTGAGCCCGCCGTCAAGAGACGGGGCGGGTCTGTCAACGTCGTCAAGCGCGCTTGACCTTCCTTTGTTAATTTCCTTTTAAAATTCAGAGATGATGACCTACGACCCAGACGCGAGTACTCTTATAAGCGAGATTCCTCAGGTTTCAGTCAACGAGGAACTGGCCCGCCAAGCACTGGCCAGAGCACCCGAGGAGGGTGCCAAGTCCGTTCCGACCGGGCTTTTGAAGCTAGAAAAAAAGGTTGACGAATCTCAAATGGCTGATTTCTCAACATCGATCGAGGAACTTATGCAGAACGAGATCCAGGGTCCTCCTACGATGACGGGTCCTTCGGCCGCCGTACAGAGGCGTCAGGAGGAGCCTCAGGAGCGCAAGAAAAAGGCAGCCTCAGGTAACCCTTTCGGTCTCACGGATGAGCAGTTCCAGGCGGCTCTAGCCGGTGTTGCCTCCGTGATCGCCTTTTCCAAGCCGGTCCAGTCCCGGCTTCGTACGATGGTCCCCAAGTTTGTGGGCGAGTCGGGTGACGTGTCGCTCACAGGCTTGGCTGTGACGGCCTTGGTAGCTGCGCTCGTGTTTTACATTATTAAGAAGTACTTGATTGACCGGGCCTAAGAGTCAAAAGACCGGGGGACGAAAGGTCCTACGGACCTTGAGTGGGCCCGCCCCCGTCTTTCACCGTGTCCCCACAATACTTGCGTTCCCCGTCCAATCTATAGAGCCCTTTTGAAACACAAAGAGTTTTGAGCTTTTCAAAATTATTCCAAAAATGCGTCGTGTGATCGTACTCGGGTACAGACATGTGTGCCAATTCGTGTATGAGTACATACATCGCCGAGTTTACATCGTCTCCATCCAGGCAGATGTATATTTCGTACCCCTTATTGACGTTCGAACCTATAGGACCCTGAGACTTGTCCCACCCACTCATACCCGTGAGTATCGATGGTTTCAAGACTCCGGACCACATTGGGTCACCCGTCTGACGTAACATATCCAGTGTGGCCCAGTACCTTTGCTTGAGTTCGGTCAACATAGGAGGTTCCTGGTGGTACCAAAAAAGTAAAAGAACCAAGACAAACAGGACCCCTGTGATGACCGGCCACATTACCTACTCTTACGAAAGACAAATTTTGAATACAAATCGGAGATGAGTCCTGTGGGTTGAGGAAGCATAGGCTCCCACATGACCAGGTCGAGTCCGAGCACTGCAAGGTCTTTTACGAGGACAGAGGCGTCTAGGACGGGCTCTTCACGTCCACCATCTGCATAGAAGGGTCCATCGACCAAACGGACGTTCAAGCGTCGCCCACCCTGGAGCAAAGCAAACTCGTTGCCTAGAGGGTCCTTGAAGTGGCCGTACTGGTCCACGAGGGCCTCAGCCCGTGCCTTTTCAGGCACAACACCTAGAAGGAGACCGTTGGGGTTCAGGGAACAGGCGATCGCTTTGATGGATGCTCTGTACGTTGCAGGGTCTTCGCAAATATACTGAAGTGAGAAATTGTAACATATGGCATCGTACGGACCGGCAAAAGCCGCCTGAATGATACTGCCCGTTCCAAGGAACCAAACACCGAACTGAATATCGTGAGCCCGCTGCTCAGCCTCCCGAAGGGACTCCTCGTCCGGGTCGATGGCAAACACGTGGACCCGAGCCGCCTTCCACTTGTGCCAGTCCCCACCCCGTCCGCACCCACAGTCAAGCACTTTGGTCCCAGGAAGGACCCAACGCTGAATCAATTGACGTTTTGCATCGTTGTGCATTTTGCGCATGTGTTCACTTGTTTGCGCCATTTAGCTTAAAAAATAAGCGCTTGTTCCTTTTATATGGGTACTCTCGAGCAAGACTACTTGACTGTTCCTGGCCAACTGTACGCGTGTATTTCGTTTGTCGGTCCTGACCAGCCTCAGAAGAATGAGAAGTTGGGTATGAAGATTCGCGGGTGTTTCGCATCTCGTGACGAGGCGGCGAGTCACGCCAAGCGTCTGCAGAAGGAGGATGCCCTCGTGGACATTTACGTCGTGGACATGTACAAGTGGCTTTTGATCCCTCCTGACCGCGAGCAGATTTCGGACGTTCACTATCAGAACGAGAAGCTCGAGGAGATTATGACCAAGTACCGTGAGAACCAGAGTGCTGCCGCGGCAATGTTCGAGAAACGTAAGCGTGATATGATCGCCCAGCCCCAGCCTGGACCGTACCCGTACATCGACCCTGCCGATGAGAACTCCAAGTACTATACCAAGCCGGACGTTCCACCGATCCCTCACCCCGCAGAGATTGTCGAGGAGCTACGCAAGGAGTTCCCAGACAAGACGGTGGCCGAGCTGGTGGCTATGGCCGACGAGCGCGTGAACAAGATTATCGAGGAGCGTAAGATGCCCGCTGTTCAGATTGAGACGGTTCCGGAGGAGGAGTCTGTCTCACAGACTCCGACCGGGTCTTCCCCCGCCGACGACGAAGTTCCAGACCAGTAAAAAACCTTGATAAATAGAAGAAATATGGACACCCTTACAGCACTTCCCACGTGGCAATTTGTCCTCGTGGCAATTGCTGGAGCTATGACTATATTTACGAGTCTGTACCTTTTGCGGCGAGGCTACGTCGCACCTATCGCCTCGGTGCTTGCCATCGCTTTTGTTCTTTATTTACTCGTTTCCCGTGTCGGAGCGTCAGTGACTTCAAGACCACCACCTTCCGAGGAGTCTCCTTCACAATTCGACGTGTTTCGTCAAATGGAACCGGCCGATCAAACTCGTGTAAATCCCTGGACAGGGATATTACAGGAGGATGTGTATGTGAACCGTACAGGTCCTATAGGAGCTTTTGTTGGGAACGACGACTACGCAAAGAACGCACCTTTGTACCCTTTTACTTCATAGGGTTCACGATGATGGGCCGCATATTCATAATAAGTACACCAATAACAATACCGATCAAAATAAGAGCAACTTGATTATCTTTTAAAGATTCAAAGACGTTCTGTTGACGCGCCGGTGGTTCGAACGCGGGAACAAAACGTCTAGGCGGCTGGTCCTCAAAGTCCTGTTGAGGTGTCCAAGCTCGAGGGCGGGGTTCAGGCTCTGGCGGCGGGGCGTTTCTTGACGACGGCTCGGCGCTTTGCGACAGGAACGGGAGGTTCTCCATCACTGTCCGACTCACCACTCTCACTTTTATCTGGTACAACAAATCCGTCTAAATTTCCATCTTCATCTGCATCAGATTCATCGTCCTCTTCGTCCTCGTCATCGGTCGAGATATCCTCCGAAGACTCTCCTTCATCTTCCGTGTCGTAGTCCTCGGGTGCGTAGTCGTCCTCGACCTGTTCAACAGGCTCGTAACGTACAGGGGGCTTGGAGACGCGGCCGGAGCGTGTCCGCGTCCCTGGAGTTTCAGTGGTGGCAGCAGCTTCGGCGAGGGTTGTGAGATCGGGGGCTTGCGGGGCCACGAGTCCTTCGGACTCGGCTCTATTGACCATGGCTTCTGACGGGACCCGGGTCGCGCGTGTCGGCATATTCTGGATACTCCATTAACGATTCGTTTAAGTAACGTGGGAAGAAGTAAACTCCTTGATTGACCGCATTTTGATTCAAAATAAGTTCACCTTCGTACCCCAACTGAAACGCCATCTCGGCAAGCTTTTCTTGAATATCAGCATCGTCGGCCCGTCGAAGCCCGAGTCCTAGGTCCTTGATGTTTTCTGTGGTTGCATACAGAGCCTCGGAAGCGTCATCGAGCCGACTCGAAGCCAACCGTTCGAACGTATGGAGATTGTCCAGAAACCTTTGCCAATTTACTGGGTCGAGTCCCGAGTACGGGTGGACCATCTTTTCGTACTTTTTGAAGCGACTCCCTGGGCCCATCGGGAAAAATATCCATAAGAAAACAAGAAGGAGGACTACCCACAATAGCAACATCTTTGAGTCGCTCTACTATAGAAGGAGGAAGAATATGTTCGGTCCCTTTGAACTCGGCACACTCCTCATCAAGACACCTCTGAGAAATACGTCCTGAATGTATAGAAAACCATACGTGGTTCGACTTGTGTTCCTTTCGAATTCGTTCACAAAATTTGGAGTCTGTCTGAGCAAACCAGCCGTTGTGCTCGTGTCTCTGGACCTTTTTGATATGTGCCTGACTCTGACCCTCCATGTACTTTTGAACAAAGTCTTCGAGAGGTTCTGTATCGGCCAAGACTTCCGTTTGTTGCGCCTCTTCGTCCGTACGGACGGAAAACAGGACTAGAGTTTCCATGTTTGGAGTCTTGGAAAACTCCTGACCATCGAGGGACCGCCAAGGCACGTAGGGATCACCTGTAGGTTTCTTGTGGGACCATAACATCCGAAGACCAGACCCGGCATAGACCGAAGAATCTATCACCTTGTCCCAATCAAAGGGGAAATCGGCTGATAAACTCGTCACTATTTTTGATCTTAAATTCATGGCTTGAGTCCGAGACACGATCAGGTTCGGCCAGTGTATGTGAACCCCAGACTTGATCAGACCTTCACCTATAGATCGTGGTCTAGCCTTGGAAATGAGACATGGGCTTGAGGTTTCCAGGGATTTGTGAATTATAGAACAAAATTGAACAAGGTCTTCATCCGATAACTTTTCAGGTGCCTTATAGTCCAAGTCTACGAAAAACTTGAAACTTTCCGTCTTTTGTTCGACGACATACAATTTTGATCCTAAATTGATCGCTTCTATGTACTCTCGGTAGAAGTCTTGGGTCTCTTCCGGGGGTACGCACAGTATTCCACCTGACATGAGGACATGCGTCCCCGGTCCATGTGGAACCATCCATCGTTCTATGGACATCTCTTAGTTCTAAAGACACTCACACCTCTAAGCTTCGTCCTCACTCGACGAGTCCAAAAGCCATGACAAAATGTGTTTGTGTTTTTGCCTGGGAGTTGCCTTTTCAGGCGCCTTGAGTTCCTCGACGATCGCCTCTTCCTTTTTGGTAAGTTCGACTGGGGGAGGAGTCTTTTCAGACTCCTCCCGGGGCTCTTTGGGAGCTTCTTCGGACTCTTTTGGGGCTTCCTCGGACTCTTTTGGGGCCTCTTCGGTCACAGTCTGCTCCTGCGTCGCCGGAGCGGAAGCTGACGCTTCTCTCTCCTCCTCCACCTTTTGAATTTCATAACACAATTTCATCAGGGACATTTCACTGGCTAGCTTTGCCGCCTCCTTCTCAATCTTCTTTGGGTCTGTAATCTCACCTCGAAGCTTGACAAGGATGATCGCCAACTCGGTCTTTGAGCGGGTCATCTGAATTTTGGAAGGAAATTAAAAACCAAATTGCGAGCGCGGGGGCCGGACAGAGTTCCTGCGGAACTCTGGAATCTTATTCCCTCAAATTGAAAGGTGTCCAGTGGGTCGTTTCAATCGCCTGAGTAAACTCGGGGTTCCCTAAAACGTGCTGACGTATCATAGGCCACAGGTTCGGACACTGGGCTATGCTCCCAAGCGTCTCGAACCGACACTCATCATTTTCATCGTAATTTTTGCGGAAAGGAACCTCGGCTCCTTCCATCTTTTTCTTCTCCTCAATAAACCTCTTGATAATGTGGCGGTGCTCGGTAGACGTCATGGGCAAGTTGAATACATAGACGTGATAATGATTCAGAACTTCGACGCCATCTTCGACGTCCCTCGGTTCCGGTGTGTTTGTCGTAAACTTAAAATAGGAGTAGGACCCCCTTTTTAAGTTTATGAGCCCGCGTGTTTCTTCTTCGAGTTCTCGAATCGCACACCGAAGTGGATTATAGACCTCGCGTCGGCGACACCCGCCCGTGACAAACGTCCACTCTCTGTATCGTCGGTCATGGACGATCAAAAAGTGTTGTGTGTCGTTCACTTTACTCATCGGTATTGCTATCGCTTTGTGTCGCTCTCGTACGGCTTCTCGAGGGACTGGGTCCATCTACTGATGTTTCTGGGGCAAAATAATTATCCCTCTGGGGCGCTTTGTGCCCCAGAGTTTGGCGAAGCCTCCGGCTTATTTTCGCTTCGCGAAAAGTCAATAAACTTAGTGAGATTTCCCGTACGTGGATTATACGAGGCTAAAAATACAAGACACACAAGTATGGCCCAAAAGATCCAGTGCATTTCTCTCACCTGTCTGTGTCGAAGAAAAGATGTTTTTCAGTTTTTTTACAAACCTGGTGTGCATCCTATATGCAGAAAAAATTCAGTTGGCGTACAATATTGAGCCGAGCCCGTTCTGGATACGCAGAATGTTATAGTTGACTGCATACAAAAACGGCGTTGGGTACGCGCTCGTGATGTTGGTGTTGTACAGACCCAGAACGCCGTTAGTCAGGGTCGGAGGCACGACGATACGGAACGTGTCCAGACGAGAGAAGTTCAGGGTGCCCGTGGGCTGGAGCTTGGAGGTGTCGAGGCAGTAAGAAATGATCGCCACGTTCGCCACGCTGTTATTGTGCACGTAGCCGTAGGGCGTGTTGTAGTACTGAGGCACGTCGCAGAAGTGGATCAGGGCCCGAGAGTCGCCGACGTCCACACCGTTCACCTGAGTCTTGAGCTCGTACTTGGCAGCGGTCGCCGAGCCCACACCGTTAGCGTAAATCTGGGCGTAGTTGACACAAGGGAAAGCCAGGAACTTGACGGGCTGAGCCAGAGCCAACTCCTGGACGGGGTTGGTACCGAGGACCACGCGCTGTACCTGGGTGATGAGCATATCGTATTGAGGCGCCTTGGCGAAGTAGTCGCGCTCAGATTGGTCCAGGTACACAAAGTTGGTCCAGGCCTGGAACTGGAGGGAGCTGTAGGTGGTGGATGTCTGGGCCGTGCCGGTGAAGAATGAGATGGTCAGAGAAGCTCCAGCTGGGACAGCTGCCAAAGTACCAGATACGTAGGACACAATCACGTTCGAAAGGTACACGTTCGACACGTACACAGGGCCCGTGAGTGGAAGACCTGCAACGTACTGACCCACCTGAACACCGCCCTGGCCTAGAGGACTCGCCACTTGGTCGATAGTCAGGGTTGCGGATGTTCCGCTCTGGCTCCACGACACAACCTGTGCCGAGCACACAGGGGCGTACAAGCTCGCTACGCTACCCGTGAAGAAACTGCTTATGACGTTTCCAGCAGCCGAGTTTGCAAAGGCGATAGTCACGTTGGAATACACCTGGGAAACACCTGCGACGGTTGCAATGTTGGAGAAAGACTGAACAACGGCCACGTTGGTCTGCAAATTGCTCGAGGCGGCCGCAATCAGCATACCTGGGAACAAGGGACCAGTCGACTGGGAAATGGCGACGTTTGCCAAATTAGAACTTGTATACACATCGCTGATGATGTTTGCGGTTGCCTGGGGCTGGGCAGGCAACACGGGCGTGGTCGTAGGGCCGATGGTGATATTCTGGCTCAGGAAAGGAGACCAAGTGATGCGGACCTCCACATCGTGGAACTGGAGGCCAATCAAGGGCAGGCACACGGACCAGTCCTTGCAGAAGAAGAACTTCAGAGGCAAGAACGTATTCTTCTGGTTATTGAAACTGGAGCTATTCAAGTTCAGGTAACGCTGCGAGTAGTTCTGGGCGCCGGTGATGGGCTCGATGTCCGTCATGTACTCGATATCCTGGGTGTCCACAATCTGACCGCCGATGAGGAGCTCCACCTTGTCGATCACCTTGGTCCAGTCCAGGTTGACCATCTGAGCACCGTTGTTATCACGGACAGTCAGGTACACGTAGCTCAGCAAGTCGCCCTTCTTCTCGAAGCGGATCGTGGAGATGCCGCCGGCGATGGGCTGACCCTGAATCACCTGACGCTCCACGGAGTTGGAGTAGTGCGTGTAACGCTTGTAGTTGGACCGGTAAAAGGAAACCTCGGGCTTGCCGGTCAGCCAAGCGTCCTGAGGGCCGACGGCGACGAGTTGAACAACACCTCCCGACATTTAGTACTAGCCCATATTTTTTTAGTTGACGGAAACCGTGTTAAAAGGAGATGTGCCCATGTCGGGGTCAGCCTTTTTGGGGTCAGCCAAAGAGTACGCCAAAGGATTCTTTTCGAGCTGTTGAATGGCAATATCCAAGAATCCGTTCGAAGCACGCGGATTGGGGTTCGCTTTGAACTCGTTGAGTGGGTCATCGAACTCTGGGGGCAAGGTACCACGGCCCTGGTTCGAACCCGTGATGGCCATAGGACCGACTGGAACGGGCTCGGACTCGATGCGCAGCTGAGTCGCTGCGCCCACCTGATTGACGGGGTCGTTGCGAACATTCATACGAGCGGCATTTGCGGCCCGGTCAGGCTTGGTACGATACCCGGAAGACCGCGTCAGGTCGATATCCGTATAACACGTCTTGCCCTCGGCGTACGGCTGCTGCACATTGTACTGTGGAGGGCCGTCCGAGAGCGTGTCTGTGCGTAGACCCGTTTCGGACCGAATCGTTGGTTTCTTCGTCTTGAGGAAGTTCGGGCGACCTTCTGGGGCGACGAGGGCGCTCTGAGCACCGCCGCCACCGTAGGCTCCCGGGTCGCGATAGGCCGTTTTCGTCTGGGCCGCCTGGTGCGTAATGTCTCCGATGTATGCAGCGCCACCGCTCTTGATGAAAGGGTTGCGGGGACCCGGACGGCCCTCGAGTGTCGTGAGCTTCTCCTCGTTAATGTTTGTAGGCAAAGCCCGGAAGTAATCGTGGAAACCACCAGCCGCAAGAACGTCTGGACCGACGCCGAGACCGGGACCGATTGTCATAGGGTGTTCGAGAGGCGACACGTTGTTTTGCTTATTGGTAATGTATTCGCGGTTGTACAAATCATATACGGGCTGACCGTATGGGAACCTCGAGTTGGTCGGGGTCACGTCCTGAAGGTTCGGAACAGCCTCCTTCGGCTGAAGGCGCCAATCGTTAATACGCCGTCCAAAGTTCGGATTCGTGTTCCGAAGGTCAAAAGCATCTGCACGGTGACCGACTGAGTCGGCCATCATGTCAATGTCACGACGGGTCAGAGGGGCTTTGGGTTTCGTGGTTGTTGGTGGGGCCGGAGTCTTGTCAGACTCTGCGAGCGTCTTACCAGCAAACACAAGACCAACAACGGCGGCCATCACGAGAGGGTCCATCGTTTCTTATGCTTATTCACTATTTTTTTAGTCCTTGGGGACACAATGAGTCCTGCGGACTCATTGGGGAGGAGCTAACGCCCCCACGTCTTGAGGTCCTTGTTATAATACCGCTGAGCAAAACGGTCGTTCTGGTACTCTCCAAAGGTATTAATGGGGTTCCAATCGATAACACGCAGAGGCAAAGTCACGTACGTGTTGGGAAAGTCATAAGTTTGCTCGGACCATCCCTTCTTCCACGAAGTTGTCGTTTGCTCGCGGAGAGAATCCTCAACGCTCGTCTTGTCCTCGAGAACAACCTGAGCTGGGCCATAGAACACGCCCTTCTCGTTGACGAGAGGCAAGTAGCTAAACTGTGGCATTATTAATGTATTCGCACATTTAATTTCCAGCCTCCATCTGGACACGCTCTGGGAACTTGGAGTAGAACCGATCTGGGTCACAGGCCATACCGCCCTGGTCGTGACACTTGGCCGAGAAGGGCTTGCCGTAGGCCGCCTGTGCAAAGCCTGTTTGGTCGTTTGGAATAGTTGTTGATGGCATGGAGTAAAAATTACGCTCGGCATCACGCTGACGCTCGAACGGGTGAATCTGGCTCCACGCGCTCTGGACCTTGTCGCGTACGCTCGGGTACCATGCGGCGGCTGGTCGGTCTGGGTTATCCACGTAGTCGCTCAAAAGCACGTTCCCCATGACATTCTCTGTCGTTGGAAGAGTCACATCCGGGCGGAAAATGGTCGAGTATCGAGCGTCTCCTATCGTTGAGCGAAGGTTTCCGTCCTTAATCATATTCGTGGTCCACATGTAGTACAGAATCGCGAGAGCTATACCTCCGAGCGCAAAGACGCGCGTATCCCGGTTGATGAGGTACACGACACACACAGCGTACAGAATGAAACGGGTCGTTGCCGAGACGCGTTGGTTCGCCGTCTGTGTCGCCGTGGGCCAAAAAGTCAGAAGCTCATTTGACTTGAAGACTTCTTTGGGATCCATTCCTTTCTTCTACTTGCGGAGATTCTTTTTCTTTTTGCCTGAAGGGGGGAGTCGGGGAGGAGCCCTCCCGCCCCTGGCCCCGCCCCCGGAGGCCCCACCAAGCAAGGCCGCGAAAGGGTTCCCGGCGCCACCTCCACTCATCAT